TTAATGAAACACAGGTGCAAACTAAATTGTTTTGAAAAAACAAAAGCGCGGTGGCTTTTTTATTTTATTACACATAACATGGGCTATCACCAATATACCTGTTACTCTAACAAATAAAGATGAACACTAATAAAGAAACTGAAACTAAGCCATGCACTATACAAAATGTTGTGCTTAGTGTTTTTGAGAGTTATTCTGATTCTAAATTAGAAGAAGAGAAACGCTTATTAGAAGTTGAAATATCGGCTGCAAATGATAGGCTTAGGAGTGTGGAAAATGAAATATTCTATCGTAAAAACCCTGAGTGTAGACATTAAGCACAACGTTTTGGCTATGCGTAGTTGCGACTTAAAAAACGAATCTCTCAAAGGCTCCGAACGCTGGCAGCAGCTAGTAGGAGCCTTTAATTTAAAAAACTATGAAAGCAACTTTTATCACATCCGAATACTCAGCAGAGCTAATCCTTGAAAACGGTCAAGTTTTTCGATCTAAAGCACAGGAAAGCTCAGAGGACTTTTACGTCCGTATAGCCAATAAAATAGACGAGGAGCTGCTGGACTTGCTTGAAATCTCTGAAGAGATAACAGAGCAGAAACTTAATAAACTGCCTCTTGATGCACTTTCTGAGAGACTCCCTGGGGCAAGGCAGCTTGAGACTGAGATCATTCAAAATATTCTGAAAAGTAAGGATGCTCCCAAGGCTCCCAAAGTGACGAGCAACCGAGCAGGGACAGGAGAACCCAAACCCTCAGAGGAGCAGGTGCTGCAGTGGCAGAAAGAAGGCAAAGCAAACAAGGGCAAGACTGTGTTTTTCACCTCTAAGAATGCAGACGGAGAAATTCTGGAAGGCTCTATCCGAGGACTCCAGACAGACAAAAGAGTCAATTTTGTGTACTACAGGATTTTAGTAGAAGGCAAGCCCTACCATAAAAAAGTGGGCTCTAAAGACTTGAGAATTGTTTGATGTGGCTCAAATAGTGCAGGAGCGTCTGGAGTTCTTAAAAGAGAACTCTGAGAACTCTGAGCTCTCAAGCTCAGAAAGGTTTGAGGCAGTTTTTGAGATCATTGAGATCAAGAGAGCTGCTCAGAGCTTAGAAATAAATTTAAATAATACTTAAAATAAAGTTTGCATCTAATTTAAGAGTTTAGTAGCTTAGAGAAGCAACAATAACAAACCCTTTGAGATCATGACTTTTTTAATAATTATCTGTACTACATTCAAAACTGTGAGAAATGGTATGAGCCTGCTCAAACCTGAAATGTCATGAGAGCTGTACTAGTTATGATCTTTTTGTCTTGGGCTGGAACTATAGCCCTCTTGATCTGGGCTCCTCTTGTGCTGGCTGGAGTGTTAGGCTTCAGCTTGCTGCTCTGGGTCATTGTAGGCGCTTTGGCGCTGCTTGACAAAGTAAGAGGAGCCAAACATGGGTAAGCTGACAGACGAGTCTCTCATGCCTTTTGGCAAGTTCGGAGCCGACTCAGAAGACCCTCGAAAAATGGCAAACGTACCTGCAAACTATCTCTTGTTTCTGGACGGGAATACGAGACAAGACGTGCAGGACTATATAGACGACTGCAGAGAGCTTCAGAATCCAACAACGAGAAGACGGAGAGCTTGTGTACCCTGACGGAAAATACTCAAAATGTGCTGGGCTTCGAGCCAGCCGAAAAATCAAATAAATGGCACTTACAAACATTCGACTCTCTAAAAATAGAAACATTGTAGCAGACCGAGAATACAAAGGAGGCAGCTCTGAGAAAGTAATAGCTCGGACTGGCTTCAAAGGGGTCTACAGGTGGAGCACAGCAAACGCAGGGGCTCGTGAAATGGCAAGAGAGTATGCTAACAGAAACAATCTAACTATAAGAGAATGAAACAATTTTTCGAGCTCGCTCAGAACATGCTCTTTGAGGCTGAGGCTCTCAAAGAGATAGGAATAGAAGTCAAAGAAATTGACCAAGCCATTGAGCTCAGGTTCAATAGGTCTTTTGAAACAGAGCACATTTTCAAGCTCAGACACTTGGAGGGCTCAGAGTATGAGTTCACAGAAACAGAAGCCCCTCTGCTGGGAGCTGCAATGGCTCACAGTCTTATCAAACTGAAACTTGCTCTGGCAGGAAAGTTAATCTCTTTAGGAGGTGAACTGTGAAGCGCTGGGAGCTGCTAGTAGACAAGCTCTGCTGGACAATGCTCATCTTTGCTGCTCTGTACTTTTTAGGGCACATTTTTGTGCATCTGGTGCAATGACTAAAGCGTTCACAGCTGGCAGTCGGCGGATACGTTGAAATCTAAAATCTCTCAAAGGCTCCGAACGCTGGCAGCAGTTAGTAGGAGCCTTTAATTCTAAACCCCTTTTATCATGGAAAACTTAAACCTGTACAAATTTGTCAACGCGATCTATCAAGCTTTTTTGGACGAGAGGAAGCAAGAGCTGGGAGCGCTAGACATCAAGACCATAAAACAAGAGAAAGCCCTCCTGTGCTGCTCTGCACTTGGAACTTTTAAAAAAGCCAGCCCTGTGCCTGTCTGGGAAAACGAGCTCAGCAAGACTGACAAATGGAAAGGAAAATTTGAATTCACAGAAGGCACATTCTACTGCAAATTTTACCTTGCAGACCTTTTCAGAATCAAACGAAGACTGGAGCTACTTTTGCCCAGAAAACATCATTTAACCTATTTTAAAAACTGTGACTGCCGACACTAATTTCGGACAAAAAAGAATTAAAATAAGAACAGATAACAACGGAGAGTATTTGAGCTTTAAAGCTTGGATGTTCAGACCCTCAGACCTAAAGGAAGCATGAAACCTACACACGCGCTGCACAGCAGCAACTGGAAACACGTCACCTCCTCAGACTCTCTCAGACCTGATCTGCAAGGAGTCTTTTTTGACAAAGATAAACAGAGCTTAGTAGCTACCAACGGACACCTGCTGCTCGTCATGCCTGTGGAGCTCTCCCAGTCTGACGTCTCGGCTCTAATCAATGTGGAGGTCTTCGATAAGGCCGCCACACATTACACAGTAACGGAGGCAGAAACTACTGCTCACTACTCTGGAGGCAAAAAAATCTCTCACCCCAACTTAGCTGAGCAGTTCCCTGTTTATGAGCAGCTGCTAGAAGGTCACAAAGACCCTCAGGCTGTGCAGGTCATGGGCATGGATGTGCAGCAGGTTGCTAAGCTGTACAGCTGCCTGAAACCTGTCAGCACTGACGCTCAAGTGCCTCTTAAATTGTTTTTCAACGGACACAGAAAAGCTGTGACTTTTGAATGGGTGAAAGACTCGAAAGTCAGAGGCGTTGTCATGCCTTATCTGATAGAGCAACACGCGCCATGAGTAAGCGCATTTTTTACGATCTAGAGACTGCATGACGCTCTCTATGACGTGCAGCTGACCAGAGAAATATATAGAATTGTAACAGACAGGGGTTTATTATGAAAATTGCAGTAATAGGATAAGGACATGCAGGCAGACACTTGCTCATTGAGAAGCTAAAAAAGGTGCACGTTGTTTCTCCAGAGGAGCTTGAGCAGCCGCCCTTCAGAGCAGAACTGCCTAAAATTGATTTCGACAGGGAGCCTCAACTTGTGGAGCTGCACTTGACCTCCAGCGAGGCGAGGAGCAACAAAAGGGCTATTTTAAAGGCTCAGGAGCAGAAAACATCTAACATACTAAAGAAACAAAGTAAACGAAGATAAACAAAGTTTGTTTCTTTGTAAGTGCTTGTTTTTATTATAGCTTGTTACCCTGTAAACAATATAAACAATAATACTATTAAAAATTATATTATTAATATTATATATAGTAGTAGTATATATAATATTTCTATAGAGTGTCAGCGGCAAAGATGGTTGTTTCTTTGTTTATATTGTTTACAGGGCTTTTAAGTTTTTAAGAATCAAAAGTTTAGACAGGCAACAAAGAAAGTAGGCTATTGTTTCTTTGTTTTTGTGTATATTTCAAATAAAAAGAGCATGGACTGGAAAAAAAGAAAGAAAATAGGAAGACCAAAAGCCATTGCCTCTCCTCAGGTGCTCTGGAAGTTAGCCTGTGATTATTTTCACAGTGTTGACTCTGACCCTTTTTTGAAGCAGGATTTTATCAGAGGAGGAGGCTCTGCAGGGACAAAAGTAGAGCTTGAAAACGTGAGACCTTACACTTGGGAAGGGTTTGACAACTTTCTCTTTGAGAAGGGTATTATCAACAGGATTGACGACTACAAGTACAACAGAGACAACCAGTACACTGAATATTCGGACATCATTACTCGCGTAGGCAGCGTCATCTACGATCAGAAGTTTACAGGCGCTGCTGTGGGAGCGTTCAATGCAAACATTATTGCAAGGGATTTAGGCTTGGCAGACAAGCAAGAGCTCAAAGCAGATGTGTCTCAGGTTGACTACAGCAAACTCAGTGAGCAGGCTCTGGAGGAGCTTGCAAAGCAGGCAGATGCAGGCAGCTCAAAATAAGCCCCTCAGAGTCAGTCCCAACAAGGCTCTGGCAGAACTGTGCAGGAGGTCGTTTTTTCGATTCGTGCAGGAGTTCTGGTCAGTGATAAGTCCAGAGGAGCCTGTTTGGAACTGGCACATAAAATACTTGTGTGATGAGCTGCAGTACTTAAACTCTTTTGTAAAAGACAGAAAGCCCAAGCCCTATGACCTCATTATCAATGTACCTCCAGCCTCTACCAAGTCCTCTATCGCCTCTCAGATGTACAATGCCTGGGTCTGGATTGATGACCCTGCTCAACGCTTCATAGGCTCCAGCTATGCCCACGGGCTCAGCCTGTCCCACTCGGTCAAGACTAAGGACATCGTGACCAGTGATAAATATTTGATGCTGTTCCCACACTTGAAGCTCAAGCTTGACCAGCAGGCAAAGTCAGATTACAGGAATACAAAAGGAGGGCAACGCTTCACAACGTCCACTGGAGGCTCTGTGACAGGGATGCACGGGCACCAGATCATTGTTGATGACCCCTTGAACCCTGAGCAGGCTGTGAGTGACAAAGAGAGAGAAAGTGCAAACCGTTTTGTCAGCTCCACGCTGTCCTCTCGTAAAGTGGACAAGGCCGTGAGTGTGACTATCTTAATCATGCAGAGGCTCAATGAAGATGACCCCACAGGAGTCATGCTGAGCAAAAAAGGAAAGAAGATCAAGCACATCTGTCTGCCTGCAGAGGACAAAGGGAATGTCCAGCCTCCAGAGCTCAGCGCTCACTACTCTGAGGGGCTGCTCGACCCTGTCAGACTGAGCCGTGAGATCATGGCGGAGGCGCTCATAGACTTGGGCTCCTATCAGTACGCTGGACAGTATGACCAGAGACCAGCTCCAGAGGAAGGAGGACTGCTCAAGAGAAGCTGGTTTGAAGTCGTAGACTGGCTGCCTGAGTACGCCCATTTGAAATGGGATTTTGTGGCAGACACAGCCTACACAGAGGACGAGCAGAATGACCCCTCAGGCTATTTGGCTTATGCAAAATTAAACAATGATTTTATAATTCGATACGCTCAGACCGAATACTTGGAGTTCCCTGACCTGCTCAAGGCTCTGCCTGCCTTTGCTCATCAATACGGCTACAGCCACAGGTCGATAGTAGAGGTGGAGCCCAAGGCTTCAGGCAAGTCTCTGGTGCAAACCCTCAAGAGGGAGACAGAGCTGAACATCAAGGAAGGCAAACCCCCAGCCAGAGACAAAGTGGCAAGGGTCAAAGACTCCTCTCCAACGGTTGAAGCTGGAAGAGTCAAGCTGCTCAGAGGGGTCTGGAATAAGGAATTTTTAGATCAAGTCACAACCTTTCCAAATGCTGCACATGATGAGTACGTGGATTGCTTGACCATGATGATAGGGGACACCCGACCTTCTAAGAAGGCAGGGCTCAGGAGGAGAAACTAGGCTGCTATTTCAAGCTCCAGCATTCTACCCTTTTACCCTTTTACAAGCAATATCATAGTATTCATCATTCATTTCAATACCTATAAAATCTCTATTGGTGTTTTTACAGGCTACTCCTGTACTCCCACTGCCCATAGTTAAATCAACTACTAAATCATTTTCATTACTAAATGTCTTAATTAAATCTTCTAACAATAATACAGGTTTTTGAGTTGGATGGTATCCTGTGTAATCCTTTTTGTATTTTAAAATATTGCTTTTTACTTTGTTACCTTCCCAAAGGTTAAATACACTAGGGTATTGCTCATTCATTTGCTTCAATAAATCCGTTCTATACTCTACATCAATATTTTTCAATTCACTCCAATCTCTTTTAAAATACCCAGTAGTTTGCAATTTTTCGTAATTCTTTAAAGTTGGTAAGCAAAATTGGCTACCATTTGTAAAATAATGCCCGCCCATTCCGTTGCTTAATATGTTTTTAATTTCTGTGTATGTTAGTTTAGTAATTTGCTTTTGTTCTAAAAAATAACTTCGCAAAGGGTGTGCTCCTTCAAAATCATGCTTTGGGTTTTTCTTACTATAAAGTAAACACTCCTCCATATAATTAACACAAGCCTTATTCGCTCCAAGGCAATTTGCAAAATGCAACTTGTCCCAAAATATTGTATAACTAAATGGTAAGTTAGGTATTGTATTATTTATAAGTTCTGTCGTGAATGGCTGCTGTGCAAATAAAATCATTTTGCCATTTTTCCGTAAAATACGGTCTGCAGTTTGCATTATCTTATTGGTGTCAATAACATTATCCCATTTGCTTTGGTTTATTATTTTGTATTTACCTGTATCATCCTGCATACTTTCGCCAACAGTTCCGTAAGGTAAATCAGTCAATATTAAATCAACGCTCCCACTTTCTATTTTATCGCTTTCAATCAAGCAATCACCTTTGTATAATTTTATCATATATTTTAATTTTTCAAATTAATTTTGCCAACGCTCAAAAAGAAAAGAAAAAGGTTCAGTTCTATTAATTAAGTTTTAGCTTTTAAAGTCGCACCAGTAGGTAATAAGCCTACTCCTACCATTCTCCAAGTATCGATGTCAGGGCTTTCATTTCGTCAAGTGTTACGGGCTTGCAATTCATATCCGAAATAGTCAAGTCGCACGTAAGTAACTTATCGCCTTCATAGGTAAATTCTACTTCTAAAACGCCCTTAGCGTATCGGTTTGTATGATATTTGTCGTGTTCATACTTTTTGGTCAGTTCAAAACCAAGCCCTTTTAATTCATTTTCAGTCATTCTATTAATTTTTAGTTGTTTATTGAATCCGTAGGCTAACTACCTACAACAAAGGCTATAAAGCCCTACAAGTAGAGGCTCTCTGCTGAGAGCCTCTGGGAGTTAGTAGTGCTTAGGGCTGGAAGCGTCATTCCAGTCAGAGGTGTCTACTTTGTAGCCTCTCTGCAGAATCATGGCTCCGTACTGAGTGGAGAACCCTCCAGCAAACTCAGGAAGCACTGCAGCAATCTCTTTGCATCTTTGCTCCACTGCCTCGTCATCACAGAAGCCTCTCCCGTTTCGCTCTTCGTAGCCTACAGCTACCTCAATCTGGTCTCTGTCAATGGAAAGCCCTTCAAGGTCTATGTTGTTTTTTAGTTTGTTTGTGATTTGTCTTGCAGTCATGATCTCAAAGGGTTTGTTATTGTTGCTTCTCTAAGATACTAAACTTTCAAACTAGATGCAAACTTTATTTTAAGTATTTTTAAAATTTTATTTTTTTATATCTTGGGCTTTTTTTTGTGTATTATTTAAGCACCTAAAAATTTTAATTCTAAATACCGAAATTATGGGAATTATTTGCGCTTGCCCAAGAGATGCAGCCCTTCCAGATATTCCTTTGGACTCATGCCCTGAGTCTCTTGGTCAAATCCAGAAAGCAATCTTTCAACGTGTCTACTCTTCAGGCACGACCAAAAACACTATAGAAGACCCAACGGCTCTTGCAAGCTGGACTCCTCTGCTTGCAGCTGCTGACAGTACAAAAGTTGTACAGTCTCCGTACTTGCAGGCTCCTACTTCAGAAGCTGGAGCAGCCAGAACATACGGAGGAGGCAATGAGACTCTGGGAGGAGTTGAGCTTGTGATAGGCAAAGAGCCGTCCACGTTCACAGCTAATGTCCTGAGAAGCAAGCAGTCTACGATCGCAGCTTTGAAGGCTCTACAGTGTGAAGATGTGGGAGTGTTTCTAGTTGATGAGAACGGTCAAATAGGATGTTTGGCAGATGACGTTGAAACTCCTACGACTTACTACCCTATTCCAGTACAGACGCTGTTTGTATCAGACAAAAGCTTTGGAGGCTTAGAGAATCCAGACATGAACATGCTGAGCTGGAGCCTGTCTCCTGACTGGTCTGACAAGTTTGTGATTGTGAGCCCTTCAGACTTTAACGCTTTGACTGATCTTGTAACCCCCGCAAGCTAAGCAATGCCTAGAGCCAAGACCATAATACTGCAAGCAGGAGAGCGCTCAGCTGATTTTGAAATGAGTCACGCTGAGCGTATTCTCCGAATGCCAAACAACGGAGGCTGGAGATTGCCTGAAACAAGCAAGTATCAATTTGACAAAGAAAATGGCATTAGAAGCAAATCAAATAAAAGAAAAGCTACAAAGTCCGAGCAAAAAGAACGCACTGACTAAAGCTATCCAGCACGAGAACAGACTCCGTTTTCATACGGAGAACTACATGGACGGAGCTGACATGGCTCAGCCTCTGACTGTGTTTCTGGAATGGGTCAAGCAGCTAATCCCTAAGGATAAGTATAATATTTTTGTACGTCTTTTCAGGCTGCCCACTCCAAACGTGCAGCTCATCAACACAATTTTTGAAGAGCTGGAGAGGGTTTTTGACGGAAAAGACCCCGTCTCCTCTTACCAGTTCACAGACTCAGCACTCAGAGATGACTGGGGGTACTACAAAAAAGAGCATCTTAATGAGCCTGAGATTTGGAGGTCTACAGGCTGGGAGACTATGAAGTCCTCTATCAACTCCGTTCTGGTTGTGGACGTGCCTCAGGAGCAAACCTCCGAGCGTCCAGAGCCTTATTTCTATTTTCTTGACATCCATAAAGTCATAGACTACCAGCTCAAGCAGGACGGGTCTATGGACTGGATTATTTTCAAACAGCCTGACAAAAAGATTGCTGCCTATGACGACACCTACTACAGAATAGCTCAGCTCAATGACAAAGGGGACATTGGGGAGTATCTGGTAGAAGAAGAGCACGGTCTTGGGCACTGCCCTGCAGCGTTTTTCTGGACAGATGCTTTGAACGATAAGCACAAAGGCGTCAAAAAGTCTCCGATTTCTGCAGAGCTTTCCAACTTGGACTGGCTGCTATTTTTCGGTACGAGCAAGAGGCATCTTGACCTCTATGCTCCTTATCCTATATACTCCTCCTATGCTGCAGACTGTGATTTTGCAAACAATGAGACGGGAGAATATTGTGACGGAGGCTTTCTCCGAGATGCTAAGAACCAGTACAAAGTTTACGGTGACGGAGCTGTGGCTCCTTGTCCTGTGTGCTCTGACAAAAGGCTTGCAGGAGTAGGCTCCTTTATTGAGGTGCCTGTCCCTGCCACTAAAGACTCCCCTGACCTCAGGAACCCTGTCCAGATCACCTCTGTGGATAAAGACTCTCTGCAGTACAACGTGGACGAGGTAGCCAGACTCAAAAATGAGATTTTTACGGGGGTAGTAGGCAGAGGAGGAGACGTGGATCAGAAGCAGAGCATCAATGAAATGCAAGTGACTGCCAATTTCGAGAGTAAAGTCAGTGTTTTGAATAACTTAAAAGGCAACATTGAGGCAGCTCAGCGTTTTGTGCATGACACGATCTGTGCGCTCAGATATGGAGCAGACTACCTTGGCAGCTCCATAAGTTTAGGTACTGAATTTTACATCTACACGACCTCTGACCTTTATGCACAGTACAAGCAGGCTAAAGAGAATGGAGCCTCAGAGGGAGAGCTTGACGCTATCTCTGACCAGATCGTAACTACTGAGCACAAAAACAACGCCATGCAGCAGCAAAGAATGCTCATACTCAAGCAGCTGGAGCCTTACAGGCACTACACCAGAGCCGAGTGGATGGAGTTACACGACAAAAATCTTTTAGATAAAATTTTAGTACAAGTTAAAATAAATTTTTCTAACTTCATTGACCGCTTTGAGCGAGAGAATACAAACATCATTGAATTTGGGGCACAACTCGAATTTGATAAAAAAATAAACATAATAAAAGAGGAGCTAGTGAACTATGCCAACGAGCAAAAAAACGACAGCGAAAGCTGAGGAGACCAAAGAGCCTGCAGCGAAAACTGAGAAAAGCCCTGAGGAGCAAGCACGAGCTGCCAGAGTAGAGCTTTACAAACGCAAAGCCAAAGCAGCCCAAGGCTCAGCGGACAACGGCTACCTGCCTAAGACTGCAGAGAGACATCTAGTTCATGCTAGAATAAGCAAGCCTCTTTTTAACAGCAAGACAGGAAAGGATATGTCTCAGAAAAGAATTCAAATATTCACTCCTAAAGCTTGGAAAGGCTTCAAGGCAAACTCTGGGAGCTTAGGCTTTACAGTAGAGGTTCTCTGGAATCCAGAAGCCTATAAAGAAACTAATTAAAACAAACAAACCTTAATTTCAAGGGTAAAAATTATGGCTTTAACACCAGAACTTATCAAAGAAAACGAGAGCCTTTCAGAGCTCTCAGAAGATCAAATTGCAGCAATCACAACTCTGTCAGTAAATGACGAGGACAAAGTCATAGGGCAGAAAGTAGGAGAGTTGCACGGACGATATGACGAGGACATTAAAACCGTTGCAGGCATTGAAAAGAATGCAGGAGAAAAGTCCTACGAATACATGAAACGAGCTCTGAGCACGTTCAAAACTCAAGCTGAGAGCACTTCCACGCTGCAAGCTAGTCTTGACGAGGCTCATCAGAAAGTGACCGACCTAGAGAAGGCAGCAGCTGAAGGCAGTACGGACCCTGTGCTCAAGCAGCAGCTCAAGGATGCACAAGACAACCTCACAGCTTTGGAGAGCACCTTCGAGACTGAAAAGGGCAACTGGGAGAAAGAGAAATCAAAATTTGCAGAGCAAGTCACAAGCATCCAAGTGGACACTGCCTTTGATCGAGCTGCTGCAGGCTTAAAGTTCAAGACTTCCTATCCTGCCTCTGTGCAGAAGACACTCACAAGAGCAGCCAAAGCAGAAGTACTGGCAGACGTGACTCCTGACTGGATTGAGTCTGGGGGAGAAAAGGTCATGGTTCTCAGAGACAAACAGGGAGAGATTCTGAGAAATAAAAATAATAAATTGAACCCGTACACAGTGGAAGAGCTCCTGAGCGAAAAGCTCAAAGACGTACTCGATGCAGGCGTCCAGAGAAAAGGAGGAGAGACGAAAAATGACGGCTCTGCTGCTGACAATGTGACTCTGGTAGAGGTTTCTGCAGCCAAAACTCAGGTAGAAGCTGACGAGATCATTTCAAAGTATTTGCTCCAGAACGGAATGACCAGAGGCTCCACGGAGTTCTCTGAGGAGCAAGCAAAAATCCGAAAAGAAAACAATGTGGAAAAACTTCCGCTCCGTTGACCCCCTGAGCCTGTCCTCTGTAAAAAGGGGCAGGTTTTTTTTTATTTCATTTATTTGAAAAAAACAATTAACTTGCATCTATCAAATTTTATCATAGCGTCTGTGCACGGGTAACACATGCGAATTTATCAACTTTAAAAAACCTATTCCATGTCATTAATTAACACACGTATTCAAAATGTCAGAGCCAAGGGCAATCTGGACAAATACGAGACCCGTCCTAGCCGCTATGGCGCTCTTAACTTGTTCCTACAGCAGTCTCAAGACCCTGCTGGCATCATAACTCAGGAACTTAGAGATAAGGCTCTGAAGTCAATCGGAAACACATTTGAGACTCCAGTCATAGATTTTGACGGAGACGTATCAATCGGAAATGTGCGCTCTGTAACTGTTGCAGATGATGAGAACACCTCTCAGGTGCAGACAATAACTTTTGCAACGTATGCCTGGGGTTTTACTTCTGTGCCTGCTATGTTCATGAATAACGAGATCGGAATGCAGCAAGACTTTGAGCGTAAATTCTTAAAGTACTTATACAAATTTGGAGAAGTACTTGACACTGCAGGCGTCGCCGCTCTTGAAGCTGCTAAGTCTGAAGTATTTGAGGACTCTCTGGACTACACAGTGACAGGAAACACTTTGATTTCTGGCTGGAAAAAAAGAGACCTTTTGATAGGAGACTTAAACCCTATCATGGCAGCAAATGACTTTTTCTCTGACTTGCACCTGTTAGGCAACGGAGGACTTGAGAGCATTATCAACAAGCTGAAGCAGTCAGGCGTTTACAACGCTGACAACAAGCAGCTTGAGTACCTTGATAAAATCCTTCACTTTACTTCTAGACTATCAAATTCTGAGGGAGAATATGCAAATATGTTTGCAGTGAATGGGGGCTCAGTAGGAATGTTGACCCGATTTGACCGTGAGGCAATCATGGGAACCAAAATGGCAGACGGCACTGAGTGGGGAATCGACACCTTGCCTATGTTAAACTTTCCTATAGGAACGTACTTCTACGAGTCTAAAGGAGACTTTAATGCCATAGCTGGAGCTGCTACTGCAGACATGAAAGCTGTGAGAAAAGAGCATTACGGTTTCTCTGTGGATGTTGCTTTTGTGACTCCTTACAACAGTGATTCTGAGACTATCGCATCTCCTATTGTTAAGGCTACTGTGAACGCTGAGACAGCTGCAGACTACCCTCAAGTAGTGATTGCAAACACTGAAGCGAATCCAGTGTTCACTGACGAGATACCAGCAGGCTCTTAAACTAGAATCTTAGCTATAAACCTCAAAAGCAGTGCAGTTAATTCTGCACTGCTTTTTTTTATTATGAAAGTAAACTCTCACAATCAAGAATTTGGATATGAGCTCCTGAGCGCTGTCCCTTATGCCTATGAGTTGTTTTTGCAAGGCAAACTCACAGAGACGGTCTCTGGCAAAGGCTCAGAGCCTCTGTACTACTTCTCTCCTAAGCACACAATCAACTCAAATGCTCGGAGTTGGTTCAACACTGCTCAGGCTCGTAGAGCTGGGCTCCCTTATACTCACATTCACAGGCACGAGCAACCAGACAAAATTTTCCCTCCTTATAAAGAGGTTTTTGCTAATGAGCAGTATAAGTACGAGAAGCCTATCCTGTGCATCTGTAACAGATACAATGTTGAGTGGAACGTAGAGCCTATAAACTATTTCAGCCCTGAAATACTGGACTGGCTTTTCGAAAATTTGAAAGAGCACTATGAGATCATCTATTTTCCTGTAGACATTCCTGCAGAGATTCAAGACAACGCTCCTCCTCTGCCTCTGGGAGACGTAGAAGTGGCAAAGAGGCACAAAGTGACACTGTTCACAGAGCTGAACGCGCAGAAGGGTTGGAACGAGACTTTGCTCCGAGTCTTTGCAAACTGTGAGCATTTTATCACAATGAACGGAGGCTACTCTATTTTAGCCTCTTTGTTTTCGGGCACAAACATGGTCTATAGTAAGAGAGGCAAAGTGCAAACCAAGGAGCTCAGGTTCGGGTCTTTCTGGAGGTGGTATGGGAACCTCAATGACCAGAGAGTGCTGCACGTTGATTCCTATAGCAAATTAAAGGAGAAAGTCAAGGCTTTGTATATTGACAAGCTTCCTTGCCTGAGCGTTTTGGTTAGGACTTCACACCGTCCCAACTATCTCAGCAACTGCATGAAGAGCATAGAGTCTCAGAGCTATCCAAACATAAATCCTGTGCTCATTTGTGACAATGACAAAGCTGTGGAGTACAGCAGGAAATACGAGGTTCGGATGCTCAGAGTACAGAAGAGGGAACCTGAGCAAAGGCACTCAGACATGGTCAACTATGGGAAGCCTTTTCCTTTCAACTGTTACCTTGAACAGGCACAGCAAAGAGTCCAAGGATTTGTCCACATGCTTGACGATGACGACATCTACACAGACGAGAATTCTGTGCACGAGATCATGCAGAAGGCAAACCTTGAGGCTCTGACTATTTGGAAAACAGATTTTAAGAGAGGCAAGACTGTCCCCTCTCACAGCTTTGGAAAGCGTCCTACTTTGTACGATGTGACAGGCATAGGCTTTTGCTACCACACTGACCACAGGCACCTCACAGACTGGTCTGGATGGAAGAGAGCAGACTACAGGACGGCTGTGAAACTCTCTGAGAATTTGAGCACTGTCTGGATTGACAAGACGCTCACAGCGCTGCAAGACCGAGCTGGGCACGGCTCAAAAAAGGACTTGCCAGATGCAACAAAAGCACCTAAATTTATGAGAGTTAAAATGGTTTTTCCAGACGGCAAGGAAAAATTTCAGTTTTTCCAGATCACAACTTTTGAAGAAACTGAGAAAATCTACAATAGGCAAGGCATAGTTTGCCATAAATTAAACGAATATGTATAGACCTGACGCCATTCAAACCGCTTTGCTTAATCTTATAGGCTGGAGACAAAACTATAATACTGAGGAGTTCTCTATAGCTAGTAGCTTGACCTCTACGAGCTCAGGCGTCTACTTCCAAGACTTTCACCCTATGCTCACATTGGACAACCTCAAAGCTGTAGCTCCTGACTTTAGCAGAGTGACCTTTGACGTTTGGAACGGAGCTACGCAGTACTACGCAGGAGACCGAGTCACTCTAACTGACAACGAGTACAGAGCAAAGATAGCCTCCTCAGGACTCTCTCCTGATTCAAATCCTGCTGCTTGGGAGCTGTTTGACGGCTTCTCTGAGTGGTTAGAGCAAAAGACTAAAGCAGCTATAGGTAAAGTAGTCAGACGCTTCTGGACGGAGAAAATGGAAGAGAAAACAGCCAGAAACATTATTGAAAGCAAGGCTCTTTTTGATGGAGCAGGCAGACTTTCAGACGTCATCACAGAGGCAGGGAACTGGGCAGGGTTTGAAATCGTACCCTTGAGAGCGCAGGGAGTGACTCTAGAGCTCAATAAAATAGGGCTGCAGTTTACAGGCACGGGCACCGTGACTCTGTACTTACTACACTCAAGCCAGAAAGCTGTCCAGAAGACCATAGAGTGCGAAATAACAAGAGAGGACAGCTTTCACTGGTTCTCCCAAGAGGACTTGCTGACGCCTTACATAGGCACGGAGACAGAGGCTGGAGGCAGTTGGTTTTTGATCTATGACCAGAACGCTTTGCCTGAAGGAATGAAAGCCATAAACAAAGAGAGGGACTGGAGCAAAGACCCTTGCAACTCTTGCAATGATTATGACACTAGAATCTGGAATACGTTTAGTAAATTCTTAGAAATTCACCCTTTCAAAATAGAAGCTGGAGACACTGTGGAGCTTTGGGACATTGCAGACAACTTGTACACCTACTCAAGGAATTATGGGATAAATTTGCAGTTGTCTCTATCTTGTGATGTCTCTGACCTAATAATCCAATACAAAAAAACTTTTCAAAATGCAATAGGGCTGCAAATGGCTGAGTCTATGCTTCAAGAGTTCCTGTACAATCCAAATTTTAGAATAGGCAGAACCCAGCAGGGCACTTCAAACCAAGAGCTCAGATATGAGCTGGACGGAGCTCCTCAGTCTTTTAAAAAGTCAGGCATATCCTACGAGCTCACAAAGGCTGTCAATGCTCTCAAGATTGACACTACTGCTATGAGCAGAATCTGTACTCCTTGCAACAATGGGGGAGTGAAGTATAGAACCGTATGAGAAAACTGCAGGACATGATAGGCAGACTCAAAGAGCTGGAGCTCCGACTTGTTGAAACGATATCCAAGGCTATCAGAGAAAATGAGGACGTGGTCATAGAGATGAACATAGATGACCAGCTCTACGTCCAAGGAGTGAACAGAAACGGAGTTTCTATTTCAGATTATGCTCCTTATTCAATGTTGACTTTAGAAATAAAAAGCCTTAAAGGGCAGCCCACAGACAGAGTCACTCTGCAGGACACTGGAGACTTTCACAACTCTTTTTTTATTGACTATGGCAACGAAAGTTTTGAGATCAAAGCCACAGACTGGAAGACGGAGGACTTAGTCATGAAATACGGGCAAGAGATTTTTGGACTTACTGAGACCAGTTTCAGAGATTTAGCAGAAAATTACATTAAACCAGCACTCATGCAGGAGCTTGAAAGCTTATGACTATACCTAAAAAACCAAAGACTCAGAACCCTGTACTTTTTGACAAACTCATTTCAGAGCTGCAAGATCATCTGGAGGCAGAGCTGCCTTGGCTGGACTATGTTTTCGGACAAGCACAGACGCTCAGAGCCTCCAGAGGACAAGGCAGAGAGGTCAAATATCCTGCTGTGCATTTAGCCGCAGGAGAGTACGTCAATGTCCTGCCAGATCAAGACTTGGGAAACACTTCCTTTGTGCTTCTACGAGACCCTCAGCGGCTTGAGACCATACAGACTGAGTTCATGAGTCTGAGCACTTCTTTTGCTCTCATTTTCTGGTTCAACATCACAGAAATTTTTGAGGGAGCCACAGACCGAAATACTGAGGCTGTGAAAAAAGCAATTTTAAAAAGCTTAACTGCTCCAGACTTAGCCTTGAAGTCAGGGAGGTTGACACTCTCCAAACTGTACGAGAAAGCAGACAATGTTTTCAAGGAGTTTGACATCAAGGAGCTGGACTCCCAGTACTTCATGCACCCTTATGCAGGGATAAGAATAGAGGGGGCTTTAAACCTAAAGGATATATGTCTGAGCTCCTAATCGAAGCCTGTTTGTTGGGGATGTGCAGTTCTTTTTGCATCATGACGCTGGTAAAAATGGGAGCAAAAGAGCACCTGCAAATCTATGGAGTCAAGCTGGTTTCGCAGGCTGCAAGCTGTGATTTTTGCTTTTGTTTCTGGGTGACGTTTTTTGTCTGGCTTTTTATTGTTATAATTACGGGTATTAATTTGGCAGACATTTTGCTGCCTATCGTGTCCACTCCCTTAGCTAAAAAATTAACATCATGAACACCGTGACCGTTGGAAAACATAAAGTGCAGCTCTTTGATTCTATTGACGAGCTGCCTATAAAAAGATTTCACAAGTTCAATAAATTCATGTTGATAGACAGCGGAATAGGCAGTGACCTCAATGATATAAACGCTCACATAGCAAGGATTGGAAAATACTTGACCTCAGACCCAAAGAGTGCAGCAGTAGAGCTGGAGAATTTGAGACAGTCTTTGTATTTGATTTCTCAAGAGATAAACCCCAAACACTTAGCCTTTGCCTGCATGATCTACTCCCTTGACGGGAAAATAATAGAGGACACTTCAGACGACAACTTGCACCAGCTTTTAGGCATTCTAAGCCAAGCCAAAACAGGCTGGCTACACAGCCTCGTGGACACCTTAAAAAAAAAAATCGAGCACGAGCTGGCTCTCTATTTTCCAAGTCATTTTGATGACGCTTCTCTCAAGGAGTACTATGACAGGCTAAAAAGTAGAGTACTGCTGCAGCTTGACTCTCTCATAAGAGGCACGGACAACGCCTCCAAAATTGAGGCTGTGGATGACTTTCTCCTGACTCTGGCAAAGCCTCGGCTGTTCTCAGGCAAAGACAGTGCTGAGATTGAATACAATAAACAATTTGAGGAAATGTGCTTGTTTTTGTCTAAGAATTTGACAGTCAGTATTGAGGGCATGAGTGTGCTGCAGTTTTACAACGCCTTTGAGTACCTCAAAAAACTATTTAAGCAATCAAACAAAAAGGGGAAAGCTCTTGGATAATCCACTAAAGTACAGCGATTTTATACAGCCAGACGGGAGCGTCACAGACCTAATAGGGCAGCTGGAAAAACTCAGTCTTGAATATGAAACTTTGCAGAAAAAAGTGACTCAAGATGCTGTTAAACTAGAAGCCTCGATGAAAAACGTCAGCGGAGCTACTGCAGAAGGTAGAAAACAAACTCAAGCTGCAGCAGTAGAGGCTGACAAACTTGCCAAGACGGAGGAGAAACTTGCTTTCTCGAAGGGGGAGACAGCCAAGCAGATCACAAAACTCAAAGAAGAGCAGCGTCAACAAAACAGCATCAATAAACTGACGGCTAAACTCAACAAGTCTGCAGAGGGCTCCTACAACAAGCTCTCTGCTCAGTACAGCCTGAACAAGATCAAACTAAACCAGATGAGCAAAGCTCAGAGGTCTGGGACTGTAGAAGGGCAGAAGCTGGAGAAAGAGTCCAAAGCCCTTTATGAAAGAATGAAAGATCTGCAGGAGGCTACTGGTAAAAATACGCTCAATGTCGGGAACTATGGAGACGCTTTGAAAGGAATGCCTAGCATTTTAGGCAGGTTCGGGCAAGGGGTTGCTGGAGTCAGAGCTCAGTTTGTGAAACTCTTGGCAAACCCTATTGTGGCAGTCCTTGCTTTGATCGCAGGAGCCTTTGCAGTCATTGTCTCCTCTATGAAACGCTCAGAGGAAGGTCAAGACCGACTCAACAAAGTCATGACCGTGGCAAGCAGTATTTTTGACAACGTCATGGATATTCTGACCGAGTTAGGAGTGGCACTGTTTGACACTATCCCAAAGGCTTTGAAAAGTGCGGGTCTTAGCTTCCAGTTGTGGGTGACAGAACTCAAAAAAGACTTTACAGAGCTCAAACTCAGATGGAACGAGTTCACAGGAGATGTTGAGGACTCAGAGGCTGCTCAGGCAGAGCTGGCTGCCTTAGATGCTAAAATAGCAGAAATGACCTCGACTCAACAAGGACTCAACAAGGAAATGGCAGAAGGATTTTCTGCAGCTATTGACAAAGCCAAAAATTTAGCCTCAGAAATACAGGCAGACGTGATTGCAGCTGTGGCTCTGGCGGACGCTCAGGCTCGATACAATAAAACAGAAAGACTTTATCTGGTAGAGAATGCCAAGCTTAACAGAGAAGCGGCTGCAGCAAGAGGAGCCTCAGAAGAAATGAAGAAATTGGACGCTCAGAGCAGCATTGCTTTGATGGAAGCCTCTTTTGAGTTTGACCAGAAAGTACTGGCTAATGAGCTCGACCTTGCAAAGCAGAGAGAAAGCATTCTGAGAAAGCAGTCTGACCTTGCAGTGGATGACATAGAAGCGAAAAAAGGCATTGCTGAGGCTGCTGCTGAAGTGTTCAACTTGGAGACTCGTTTCGATGAGCTCAGAAGACAAAGAGCTCGAAGGTTGAACATGCTCAGGGAGGAAGCTTTGAAGCAGGAAAGAGAACGGTCAAAGGCGTATTTGCAGCTCAACAGGCTCGAAAGAGCAGCTGTGCAGAGAGCAAATGACGACATTATAGCTTCAAACGCTTCTACTTTTGAACAGAAAAGAGCAGCACTGCTTGAGAATGCTCAGCTGGAGGCTCAACAAGTCCGTAAAAGCACTGAGATTGAGCTGCAGGGGCTTTCAAGAAGGAAAGACTTGGCTCTTATCAATGAGACAGACTACGCTCTGCAGAGGCAAGTTTTAGAGGCTAAGTTAGCAGACGAGCTTTTGCAAATAAATGAAGGACTTTCTAAGGAGCAGGCAAAAATTCAAGTGCAGCAAAAAGCTGCACAGGAGAAAGCTTTGGAGGAGGTTGCAAAACTCAAAAAGGAAGAACAAGCGATGGCTCTGAGCGCTCTCGATCAAGAGAAGGAGCTCAGGCTTTCTGAGATTGACATAATGAAGACCACAGAGGCAGAGAAGACGAGGCTCAGGCTACAGGCAGAGAAAGACAGACTGCAAGCTGTGCTGGCTTTGAACGCTGCAGGCAGCAAAGACCTGTCTGACCAGCAAATCCAGATCATGAAAAATCAAATTGAGAAGATAGACCAAGAGCTCACAGGAGCTGTGTCAAGTCAAGAGTTTGATTTGTACTCCTTGGCAGGTTTGAATTTGTCGGACGAGAAAAAAAGTGCCATAGATACCTCCACACAGTTTGCAATAGATCAAGTAGGACAATTCCTTGCTGCACAGACCAAAGCAGCAGAGAGAGCTGTTCAGAACGCTCAGACTCAGACCCAAGCTACTAGAGGCAGACTGGATGCTGAAATAAATGCTCAAAGAGAAGGGTACGCTGCAAATGTAGAAGGGGCTCGTCTTGAATATGAAGCAGCTAAAAAGAACCAAGAGAAAGCGCTCAAGGAGCAGGAGAAAGCTCAAAAAGCTCAGATTGCTTTGGACTCTGTCATGCAAGCCTCCAACATGTTCACAGCGTCCACAAAAATATGGTCTCAGCTTGGGTTCCCATGGGCAATTCCTGCTCTGGCTGTCATGTGGGGCTCTTTTGCTGCCTCCAAGGTTAAAGCCTTTCAAGCAGCAAAGCAGCCTGTCCAAGAGTACGGAGACGGAGGACTGGAATTCCTGCAAGGAGGCTCTCATGCCAGTGGGAATGACATTCCTATAGGCACAACCTCCAGCGGAAAAGCTCGAAGAGCTGAAGGAGGAGAGGCTCTTGCCATAATAAATAAAAAGCATACTTCCAAATACAAGAGATTGCTTCCTGCTGTCATTGACAGCTTGAACAAAGGAAGCTTTGAGAAAACCTTTGCTAACAGCTACGACACTCAAGGGTTGGCTGTTAATGTCCAAGGGCAAAGAACAGACCTCAGAGGACTGGAAAAAGAAGTCACAGCTATCAGAGAACAGGGAGAGCGTCAATTTTTCACAGACAGCAACGGCAACACAGTTGAACGCTATAAAAACATAACCAGAAAACATGTTAATTAAATATAGATTTTTACTAGACGGAGTAGAGGCAAGCCCTATTTGGCAGGACTCACTTTCTAAGGTTTACGAGCATGAGCCTGAGCAGGAGTTTTTCAGAGCACGGCTTGAAGGTGACCTAATTTTTACAAGAGAAGATTTCACGTATCTGAAAAATGCAGCTTTCGACTCTAAATTTCTCGTAGACGTAGAACAACAAAAAAACGGAATCTGGGAAAACTGCTTTTCTGGCTATTTCACAAAAACTGACTGCAAATGGGATGACGACAATGAGAGAGTGCAGACTTCTCTCAGTTCTGAAGACAGCTATACTGAAATCTTAGCAAAAATGCAAAACGAGTACAATCTTATAGCACTGTCTCCTGCAAAAACTAGACTGCAAGCCTATAAAAGACCTTTTCTGCAGGCGTACTTGACGGGAGAAAATGTGATAGCTTGCTTCTCTGGAGGATCTTACTGGGAGCAGGAGCTGGAAGCTCCTGAAGATGACGAGAGTGTGCTCACAGGGACTTATAAATTTTTAAGAGCTGCAACTTTCTACAAAGCTACTTTGGACGCTTCAAGTGCAAGTCTAGCTGCCAGTGACGAGTATGTGCAGGAGAGAGCTTTCGATGGAGCTAACTACACAGAGCCTCTAAATGTTTTCAGTGAAAATAACGAGTTTAGATTTGATGATTTTGAAGCTCCTACAAGTGCCTACATTGATTTTGATATGACAGGAGCTGTGACAGGAGCTGGGACTGTAGAGATAGATTATGACGGCTTAGACACGGTTAACGTGGTCTTTACTGCTGCAGCTTCTCTGGCACAGACGAGAGACGCTATAGTGGCAGCAGTGAATGCAGACGCTTCTTTTCCTGCTCGTGCTTATGCCTCAGGAGCTGTCAAGTTTATCCTTGAAGCCAAGACAAAAGGAGTGATTGAGAACGGGTCAATAGTAACACTGGACGCAGGAGCTTCTGGTGCCACTTTCTCCTCTCTTTCTGAGCCCTTAGCTGGAGCCGTTGCAAACGGATTTGAATACATGCTTTATCCACAAGAGGGGGCAGGACTTTACAAATCTTTAGGCTTTAGCACCTCACAAGACGAAGACACTTTTACTTTGTATGCTCTTCCAGATGGAGGGGAGAGTGGCACTATCTCAGTCACTACAGAAAGACTCAATTTCTACACAAGAGTAGTCACAGACGCTGATTTCTACTCTGTGGTAGTTTCTCAGCCTTTACCTTCTCCTGATCTAGTATCTAATAATAGAAACTATTCAAAAGTAGCACCTTTCGGAGTAGATGCTTTCACGATCACAAACAAATCCAGTGAGACTCCTACAGAGTACGGACTCAGACCAGATGACGGATACTATTCTCCTCCAGCAGAAGAAGAAGACAAGTACTTCTATCCTGCAAGCAGGTCTTCTTGGGGAAAGTCCTCTATCTGGTTCAATGTGAAAGACCCCGTGTTCTTCTCAGGTGCTTGGAGCGAGCCCTTTGTTTTGAAAGACTGCTATAAAATAGAGGACGTTTTAAAAACTCTACTTGCAGAGGTAGACCCTGCTCTGAGTCATGATCCCACAGCAGAGTTTTCTGAGTTTTTGTACGGGGCTGAGAACCCTTTAAACGGGGAAGAGTTCACTCTCATGTTGACTCAAAAATCTAATATACTTAAAGGGGACTATGACCAGCCTGCACAAAGAGCTGCAGTGACTCTTGAAGATGTTTTTAACATGTTGAGAGTTTGTTACAAACTGTTTTGGTTCATAGAAGATAATAAGCTAAAAATAGAGCACATAAAATATTTCAGAAATGGCAGAAGCTACACAGAAACACCTTCTGTGCAGGTGGACTTGACCCAAGAGCTAAACCCCTCAGCAGGCAAGCCTTGGGCTTATCAAACTTCAAACTATGAGTTTGATAAGCTGGATATTCCTGAGCGCTTGGAGTTTGAATGGATGGACAAGGACGTCACTCAAGGGTTTAGAGGGCTTCCTATTGAGACCGTCTCAGAATACACTAACAGAGGCAAAGTGGATAAGTTAAACACAGGGAGGTTTACTTCTGATATAGACTACATGCTCATAAATCCTGAAGACATAAACTCAGACGGCTTTGCTCTTTTCGCTGCCCAATATGACTCTGAAAACGATATTTACGAGCTTCCTTTTGTCGAGCTTACTTTGGACAACCAGCCTTTGAATATGCAAAACGGCTTTGCTAGTTTTGCATACATTTTAAGTCAATATTACCTCTGGGACTTACCTTCTAGAAATGTCATATTAAACGCAGAAGAGGCAGTAGCGAATGGCATTTTAAGAATGAAAAAACAATCTGTGATTTATCCTAGTTTTAATGAACCCGATTTGTTTAATCTTATAAAAACGTATATTGGACAAGGAGAACTTGAGAAACTGAGCATAAACTTATCGAGTCGAATGAACACGATAGAATTAAAGTACGACACAGATGAATAATATTAATGTACTTCCTTTTTACTTAACTCTGCAGGAGCAGCATTTTAGAGCAGAGTATGCCTATGGAGAAAAGTTTTCACTCATAGCCCCCAAGCAAAAACTGCTCCCTTTTCAAATAGTCAGAGATGCGTCCGAGAACAGCGTCTCAGATGTTACCTTGGTTAATTTTAACACGGGGACAGAAACAGACCTCACTGCAGACATAGCTGCTGCAGGTTTGTCTTATCAAAACTATGGCAGCTATGATGTCATTTATTTTACAGGCATTAATGCTCTAAGCACTCAGCTGCAACAAGGGTTGCACTATTTAAGAATTTCGGACGGCGCGGAGGTTTGGTATTCTGATTTATTGAATCTAGTCTCAGATGTTTCGGATTACCTAAAAATAGAATATTGGGACGGAGCAAACCTTGTGTTTGAAGGAGGAGAGATTCACTACCAGAACAGGTTTAAGTTCAGCGCTTACTTGCCCACTGTTTTAGGTTATCCAGAATATATCTTTGAGGAGCAAGTGACTCGCAGAGACGGACTGACCTTTCCTGAAAAAAGACTAGCTTATAAAACTTATAAGTTTAATTTCATAGCTCCTGAGTATTTGTGTGACGCTTTAAGAGTTGCAGCTATAAGTGACAAAGTATATATTACTGATAAAAATAAAACCTATATTTCTGACAGATTTTTGATGACTCCAAAATGGCAAAGTGGGGGCTTTTACGCAGTGATAGAGGCTGAATTTGAAGCAGGTACAATATTTAAAAAGACAGGCATCCTTGCTGGTGACGGCTCTGGTGACTTTAACACAGCATTTACAAACGGATTTACAAACGGATTTTTATAATGAGTCTTATTGACACCTTAAAAGCTGCAGTTGCAGCACTGCTCCCTGACAACACTTCTGGACGTATCTCCCCTCAAGATTTACGAGATGCAGACAATCTCATAATAGATCAAATATATACAGGAGACGAGGCTGAAGCAGCTGCACGACAAACTGCAATAAATACGGAAAGCACTGCACGACAGGCTGCAGACACGGAGTTACAGTCTCAAGTAGACGCTTTTGGAAACGGACAAGGGAAAACATTTTTAACACTAGGTACGGGCAGTGGTGAAGCAATGGAGGCTCCAGTACCTGCTGATAACGTACCTTTTAGAATAAAAAATACAGGAAGCCCATCTAATGATGGAGAATACATATATGATAGTGGCGAAGGTTCTGGCTATTTAAAAGTGGGTGAGTTATCGCAGCCTGTTACAGTAAGTGAAAAAGATAGCCTAGCAGATGTTGGTCAAGCTGCCACTTTAGACCCTACAAACGACGCAGTACTAGCTACGCAGAAACAAGTAAAAGACTTTTCATACAGTATCATAAGGTTAGGCGCTGAGGGTGAGCAAATGGTAAATAGCTATATCGCTATTTATGCTATAGTCGATGACTCAAATCGAGTTTTGATGTTTTTTGACGAGAATGGTAAAGGTCATGTACCGAATGGCTTTAAGGACTTAATAAATGGCTTTCAGGATGTTACATTAACAGGTTCAACCACGGATGTAGAATGGGGTGTTAGAGATGTAGATGGGAGGATAGCTATTCATATTGATTCTAGTGGTGATTTTCATGTAAAGAAACTGTATGCGCAAAACACAGATTTAGAACTTCTTAATGATATTGTATTAAAACAAACGACTGAATTGTTATGTTTAGGTGATTCACTAACTGAGGGAGCAGGTGGAACTCCGTTTCCTACACAGTTAGCTACTTTATTACCTACTAGAACAGTTATAAACTCAGGCTTTGGCTCTCAAAGGTCCACCGATATTTCAGCTAGGTTTGGCGCTCTACCTATATCTTTAACAGTTTCGGGGAATGAAATACCTACAAGTGGAGCGGTGAATGTTACCATCACAAGTGGTAATGACCCTTTAAAGCATCCAGCAAATGATAAATCTATTCTTGGGACTCTTGCAGGGGTTTATGGAACGCTATCCAAAGTATTTGCAACAGGTCAATATTCCTTTACTAGGTATCTAAGTGGCGATGCAGTTACTACAACTGCTGAAAACTTTTTTGTATCAAATGATGATGCGAGAAAACAAACTCCGATTATTTGGATAGGAAGAAATGATGTTACAGATGGTGATTTGGCTATTAGAACGGTTGTAAATCAAGTAAAGCGCATTGTTAATCATTTAACCCCGCTACAATCTAACTTTGTAATATTAACGGTTACAAATGCGACTACGGAAGATAATACAACCGCAAATTATGATAGAGTGATTGCAATCAATGAAGCTATTGAAGATGCGTTTCCAGCTAATTTTATTGATATAAGAGGAGTTTTAGCAACCGAGCCTGATGGCACAATACCTACATCTTTAATGGCTGATACAATCCATTTAAACACCGATGGCTATGAAATAGTAGCTGAAACAGTACATAATTTTTTAATTTTAAAAGGATATTAAAATGGCAGTTTTTCAAGAACTCCAAGGGGTTTCATTCCCAAACGATTTACCACTATTGGTTAAAGACCCATTAGTTACGCTAGGAACATTACATTTATTAGACGTTACTAGAACGACTTGCTGGGATGGTAGCGCCCCTACAAATTTAGATGTATTTAACGACCTATCTTTAGATGGTGAAAATAACGGCACATTTAAGGGTGATGGGGCAACCTACAATGACGGAATTGACTTTTTAGCTGTTGGAGCAAGTGTGCCTAGAATTGACTTACCTGATATTGCACTGCATAATAAATCCTTTATAGCCATTATTTGGGTTAAACCAACTACTCAAGGCAGTGGTACGATGTCATACTTTGGTCGGGCTAATTCTGATACAGATTTACAGTTTAATTTGAAAAAGTTAATCAACAATAATGTGAATGTACGTTTTAATGACTCCATTGGTAATTTCACTCAACTTGGATTTACTGTACCCACCACAGTGCCTACTCAAATTGCATTCAGTGTTGAAATAGTTGGTGGTTCAACTACAGTAGTAAAGCTATACAAAAATAACGTATTAGTATCTACTGTGGAACGTGCGCAAGGAGCAGGATTAATTGAGTGGAACACCTACAATCCTGCAATTAATGCTTGGGGTAATTCAGGTTTTTTTGATGATAATACTAACAAGTTTTATCGTTCGCTAATAGAAGATTTAGATGTTTCAGGGAGAACACCAGAGGAAGTGCTAGCATTAGATTACACTACCAATGTAAATAGGTTTACTTAATATTTAAAATAAAATGCAAAACTGGATAGAATCTCATTTAGTGAATTTATTTATAGGTCTATTGACAGCAGTACTTGGTTATTTCGCACCTGTGGTAGGAGTGGTCAATGTCATGGTCTTAGCCATAATGCTAGACCTCACGACAGGAGTGTTGGCTTCTCGTAAAAGAGGCAAAGGCATCAAGAGCAAGCTGCTCTGGAGGACAGGAGAGAAAATGTTCTATGCTGTGGCAATAGTGTCTTTGCTTTTTGCTATAGACAGAGAACTTTCTATCCTAGAGATGCACCGTTTTATGGCTTTTATCATCATAGGCTGGGAGGTGTGGTCTATCCTTGAGAATGCTGCTTATCTCACAGATCATCCTGCTTTTAAGTTGGTTCAAAAATACGTGGCAGACAAAACAGAAGACCTGACTGGAATTGATTTAACTAAAAAAGAATGAGCATTTTTACAAAAGCCTACGAACGCACCAAAGCCCTTGAGGGCGTCTACTCGGACGACCCTGAAGACCGAGGAGGAGAAACTGTCAACGGCATAGCCAGAAAATACTGGGGGGACTGGCAAGGCTGGAAGATCATAGACGAGCTCAAGAGTAAAATTGAGAGCTTTAAGGCTCTAGAGCAGGCTATTTTGCATCACCCTGTCATTGCTGCTTATGCTATGCAGTTTTACAGAGTTGAATTCTGGGATTTTTTGAAACTGGACAACGCCCCAGATCAAGATATTGCAAATGAGCTTTTTGACACTGCAGTCAACCAAGGTAGGACAGCTGCTGCAAAGTATATGCAGGAAGCGTTGAACCTCCTCAATGAAAACCAGAAACTGTTTAGTGATTTAAAAACAGACGGGCTTATAGGAGCTAAAACTCTGGCAGCTTATAACATTTACAGCTCCACGTCTTCGAGGGCTTCACGAACAAAGCAGGGAGTCCTGAGCACGTTTTTAAAATGCTTGAACGGTTTGCAGTTTGAACACTATAGGACTTTTGTAAAAAATAACCCTGAGCAGGAACGCTTTTTTTATGGCTGGCTAAATAATAGAATATCATGATAACAAAAATTTTACTGGCAGCAGTAGCTGTGCTGCTCTTGGCAGTTCTCTGGCTGACTCAAGTGACCCTGCCTGCAGAGCGTCAAAGAGTTGACTGGATAGAAGCACAAGCAGACTCAATCCTTGCTCTGCCTCCAGACACGGTCTACAAAGCAGGAGAGCCTGTCCCTTACCTTGTGAGGGACACTGTGACCACTGCTCCAGAGATAGGAGTTCCTGAGCCATTTTTCACAGACTCTGTGAAACTCTACAAAGCTGCTTTTAATGACGGCTTTATAAAAGGCACGATCTCAGCAGCTCTCAAAGACAGCGCTGTCTTTGATCTGGGTTTCAGCTATAGGCTTTTAAACCCTCTCATCTCTTACACTCAGACAGACACTCTGGTGCAAACCTTATACTTTCCAAAAATAGTTGCATCGACACCCGTTAAAAAACCGCTGCTTTTAGCAGGGATAAGAGCTGGAGGCAACTTGCAAGAGTTCTCTTTCGCTCCAGAGGTTGAGCTTCTTACAAAGTCAAGAAATTCATATTCTTACAGTTTTGACGTTCTAAGAAAGGAGCACTGGTTCGGAGTTAAAATTCCTATTCTAGGGAAACAATAAGAACAAAAAGAAACAAAGTTTGTTTCTTTAAAAGTCTTTAGCTTTTAAGGACTTAAAGCACAGTAAACAATATAAACAATAATAATACTAAAAAAGTATATAGTATTATATATTTATAGAACTATATAATGCTTATTTATATTTCATAGAGCCTGCAAGTTTGTTGTTTATTTGTTTTTATTGTTTACCACAAGCAGCTAGATGTGCAAAAACAACACTTTACAGGAGGAACAAAGAAGAGCCAAATAAACAAAGCTAAATTTATTTTTAATTATTTTTAAAATAAAGTTTGCATATAGTTTGAAAGTTTAGTATCTTAGAGAAGCAACAATAACAAACCCTTTGATACAATGACAAATCTAACACTGTCAAACATTAAAAAAGTAGCTGACGGCTCGGAGGACTTCCCTGCTAGGTTTTGTGAAAGATATTCACAAAACAATGGTGAAAGCTCAAGAGGATTTGCCTCAGAAATGAAAATCGAAAAAACTCTCCGTAAAATCTTGGAGGCAGCATGAGCATTTTTAAAGAATCTCAAGACCGATTTAATCACATAGAAGGTAACCTCTTTGGGGGTTGCTTCCGTGAGATCACAGACGGCAACACTCAACTGCAATTCAGGATAAGAAAAGAGGACAACATGCCTTGCTGGATTCAATTCTGGGAGAACGGCAAAGGCTATCAAATTTATGAGGCTCAATCATGCTAGACCCTCAGGAGCTGGTCACGGTAAAAGTAGATAGGTTCGTGGAGCAGCAGCTAGACGTTGACCTGTTCAAACCTGTCTGGGAGGAGCAAGTGGAGACGGAGCTGACTTTGGCTCAGTGCAGAGAGCTGGTCTCCTCAGGAGTGCTAAGTGCAGAGCAGGTACTGGAGGCAGCTCTTGAGCAAGATTGGGCAAATACAGATATGAACCTGTACAAGTACGAGCTTGAACACTGCACAGGAGGAGACTTTTGGCACAGTGAGTCTGATCTAGACGGCTTTGAAAAAAGATTAAATAAATTTTTAGGATATAGTTAAAATTATTTTTAGCTTTCGAGTCATCAAAAGAAAATAATTCCAAAGATCATGCTAAAAGTAGACTTAAACAAAATCATAGAAGAGGCAGCTCTAGACGAGCACGAGGTAGCAAAGGAGCTGTTTCCTGCTAACAAATACCCTAAAGTAGCTCTGGACAGAGTGCTCAAAGGTACAGGAAAATTGGACTCAGACCAGATGAGCAAACTGGCTTCTCTGTTAAACTGTACAGTCTCTCAACTGTACACTGGAGGAGGCTGGAAAGCCAAGACAAAGAAAGGACTGCACATTTTTACCAATGACGGCTATAGAGCAGAGCTGGATTTGAAAACGTGGAAAACAACAATCTATCACAACGAATCTCTTTTTTTTGAGGACGTAATTCACCCAGAGCAAATCACTTTGAGCGCATATCTTCGAGATTTAGATTCAATAATTAAAGGCAAAAAATAATGGCTAAGATCAAATTTATTCTAGACACAAAAAACGCTGAAGACTTGAAAATTTTGAGAGAACTTTCTTTCTTTCAATCGGCAAAGAAACCAGCTGCAGAGAAAAAACCAGCCGCAGAGAAAAAACCAGCTGCAGAGGAATCTGAATCTGTGCACTCTCTTGAGCAAGTCAGGGCAGCAGTGAAAGCGAAATCTAAGGAGCACAAAGACGCTTTAAAAGCTAAGCTTAAAGAACTCGGAGCAGGCAGCGTCTCCACTCTTGACTCCTCCAAGTATGACGAGCTCATGAAATTTGCAAACGAGCTTTAAAAATGGGGCAGGTCAACCACACGCAAAGAAAACACGCACTGCTTTCTGCCTCAGGCTCAGACAGATGGATGAGTTGTACTCCCAGCCCTCGATTTGAGGAAGAGTTTCCAGAACAGGAGTCCTCTGTCTATGCAGAAGAAGGTACTCTTGCTCATGAGTTTGGAGACATCGACCTCAGGCTATATGTAGGAGAACTGAGCAAGAAGCAGCACCGCTTTGCCGTAAGAAAGCTTAAAAAACATGAGCTTTACAGTGAGGAGGAGATGCTGGACGAGGTTGCAAAGTACACAGAATATGTGACGTTGCAATTTGAAGAGGCTAAAAGACTAAACTCTGGAGCGGTGCTTTTAGTGGAACGAAAAGTAGACCTCACTGACTACATTGAGAACGGATTCGGCACTACTGACAGCACAATAATCTCAGACGGGGTTCTGGAGGTCATAGACTTGAAATATGGCAAAGGAGTCCAAGTCAGTGCAGAAGACAACTCTCAGCTGAAGCTGTACGGTCTGGGGTCACTTAAAGAGCACGAGCTGCTCTATGACATTCACACTGTGAGGCTCACAATAGTACAACCTCGATTGAATACTATCTCAGTCTGGGAAATCTCAGCAGAGGACTTGCTAGACTGGGCTGAGAATGAAGTGCTGCCCAGAGCACAGCAAGCCTATGCTGGAGAAGGAGAACTTGTGGCAGGAGACCATTGCAAATGGTGTCGAGCCAAAAACCGCTGCCCTGCCCTTGCTGCTCTACATTTAGAGCTGGCGAAGCTTGACTTTGCAGAGCCTGAAATGCTCACAGATGAGCAGCTCATAGAAATATATGAGCAGACCCCTCAACTGGTGAACTGGGCAAACAGTATAAGCGCTTACATACTTTCTGAGGCTATCAACGGGAAAGACTGGGAAGGATACAAATTAGTAGAAGGCAAAAGCAATCGAAAATGGATATACGAGGAGCAGGCTATCGAAAAGCTCAGAGAGCTCAAGCACCCAGATGAAAAGATCATAAATTCCAAAATTAAAGGAATCGGAGACATTGAAAAGCTCGTTAAAAAGAGTAACTTTCAGACCCTTTTGGGAGATTTTGTGGAAAAACCTGCAGGCAAGCCTTCACTGGTTCCAGCTTCAGACAAAAGAGAGCCTTATGCGCTCTCTTCAGCTAAGCAAGACTTTCAAGATTAAAAAAACACCTAAACAGAAAAACAACTAAACAGAAAAGATCATGAGTAAAACAAAAGTAGTACTTGGAAAAAATAAACTGGTAAGATTTAGCTATGCAAACGTATTCAATCCCCGTGCAGACCTGCAAGGAAATGAAAAGTACGGAGTGTCAATTCTTATCCCAAAAAGTGATACAAAAACCGTCAAGCAAGTAAAAGCTGCTATTGCTGCAGCTGCAGAAGAGGGCAAGGCTAAGCTCGGAGGCAAAGTGCCAAAGAACTACAAGCAGCCCCTCAGAGACGGAGACGAGGAGAGGGGAGATGACGAAGCATACGCAGGTCATTTCTTTTTTAATGCTAACAGTAACAGAAAGCCGTCTGTCGTGGACGAAGACGTGAACCCTATCCTTGACCAAGACGAGTTTTACAGCGGCTGCTATGGTAGAGCCTCTGTGAACTTTTACGCTTTCGACTCCAGCGGAAACAAAGGGGTGGCAGCTGGACTGAATAACGTCCAGAAAGTCAAAGACGGAGAACGTTTAGGAGGAGGAACCTCTGCAGACGAGGACTTTGGAAACTTGGAGGCAGACGAGGACGACATCCTTTAGCTGCTAGACCTCTCAGCTGCAAAGCTGAGAGGTATTTTTTAACCTCCAAAACCTTTGACTGTGAAAAAACTGCATCTTGATGTTGAAACTTTCAGCTCTATAAACTTAAAAAAAGCAGGAGCCTATAAATATGTAGAGGCTCCAGACTTTGAAATTCTTATGCTTGCTTATGCCTTTGACGAGGAGCCGACTCACATTGTTGACCTTGCCTCTGGAGAGCTGCTGCCTGACCGAGTTCTTGAGGCTTTTAAAGACTCCAAAATTCAAAAATGTGCTCACAATGCCAACTTTGAGCGTTTGACCATCGGCAAATCTTTTCTGCCTATCGAGGCAGAACAGTGGAACTGCTCTGCAGTTAAGTCTGCCTACTGTGGACTGCCTCTGGGGCTTGACATGGTCTCCAAAGCTTTGAAGCTTGAAGACAAAGCAAAAGACGCTGCAGGAAAGGCTCTTATCAACTATTTCTGCAAGCCCTGCAAGCCTACAAAAACCAACGGGAAACGAACTAGAAACCTGCCACACCATGACCCTGAAAAGTGGGCTTCTTTCCTTGCCTACTGTGTGCAGGATGTTGAGGCAGAGAGAGAGGTCATGAGAAAACTGGCAGAATATGAGCTGCCTCAACAAGAAAAATACTACTACGTCATAGATCAGAAAATCAATGACAGAGGCATTTTCATGGACTTGGATATGGTCAGGAGCGCTGTCAAAATTGAGTCTACATTTAAGAAACTTATAATCTCTCAGATGAGAGAGGTCTCAGGAATCGAAAACCCTAACAGCCCAGCTCAGCTCAAGGGGTGGTTGAGTCAAGCCATGCAAAAAGAAATAACCTCATTGGCAAAAGACGAAATACCTAAGCTCCTGCAGGAGACTGAGTCTGAGGCTGTTAGGGACATTTTAATGCTCAGAAAGAAGTCCTCAAAAACTTCAACTAGGAAATACACAGCTATGTTGAACTGCTTCTGTAAGGATGGGAGAGCCCATGGTCTCTTCCAATTTTACGGAGCTAACAGGACAGGACGCTGGGCTGGCAGACTTATCCAGTTGCAGAACCTCAGGAGAAACAACTTGAAGGATTTAGAGCTGGCAAGGGAGGTCGTAAAAGAGGGAGATTTTGAGATCATGGAGCTGCTCTTTGACAACGTGGCTGACATACTCTCCCAACTTATACGGACATCTTTCATACCCTCTCAGGGCAATATTTTTGCTGTAGCAGATTTTAGTGCTATCGAGGCAAGAGTCATTGCTTGGCTCGCTGGAGAACAGTGGAGGCTTGACGTTTTTCACTCTCACGGAAAAATTTATGAAGCCTCAGCTGCAATGATGTTTGGAGCGCCTATAGAGTCCATAGGAAAGGGATCAGACCTACGAGCCAAAGGAAAGGTTGCAGAGCTGGCTCTGGGCTTTCAAGGCTCTGTAGGAGCGCTCAAAAGAATGGGAGGGGAAGACATGGGACTAGACGAGCCTGAAATGCTTGCCATAGTAAAAAAATGGAGAAAAGCAAATCCTGCCATTGTGAAGATGTGGTACGACATCGAGAAGCTGGCAAAGGCTGCCATTAAGCACAAACGCAGAATAGTCAGCAAGTACAAGGGACTTGCTTTTGAGTTTGATGGGACTATGCTCACTATTGAGTTGTGTTCTGGCAGAAAATTGTTTTATTATAGACCCCGTTTTGGAAAAAATCACTTTGGCTCTGAGTCTATCAAGTACCAAGGAGTGAACCAAGAGACCAAGCAATGGACGTATTTAGACACCTATGGAGGCAAACTTGTGGAGAACATCGTGCAAGCAACTGCCAGAGACCTGCTTGCTGTGGCTATGAGAGCATTGGCTGAGAAGGGTAAGGACATGGTCATGCACGTACATGATGAGGTCATCTGTGAGGTCAAGGTAAAAAACGGAGCTGCAGAGCTTGAGGAGATGTGCAGGCTTATGTCCAAGGGCGTCAGCTGGGCAGAAGGGCTGCCTCTAGATGTAGACGGCTATCTTACTAAATTTTATAAAAAGGATTAGAGCATGAAGTTTGACGGAATTTTAGACCTTGCCATTGGTTACAGTGCACGGTCTCGAAAGTGGAAAAATGAAAAATGGATGTGGTCTGACCTTGTCCAGAAGTTAATGACAGAGCACAAAACCAGTGAGACCTTTAAAGAGTTCATTGCTGCCTCGAAGGAAGACCAAAGCAAGATCAAAGATATAGGAGGCTATGTGGGAGGCTACCTGAGAGCTGGCAGGAGAAAGCCTCAGAATGTAGTGCACAGGCAGCTGCTGACTTTGGACATCGACTTTGCACACTCAGATTTTTGGGAGGACTTCTGCCTGCAGTTCAACAATGCTGCTCTGGTGCATGGGACTCATAAATGGAGTCCTGAGGAACCACGCCTGAGGCTTCTCATGCCTCTGAGCAGAGAGGCTACAGCTGACGAGTACGTGGCAGTAGGCAGGTACGTGGCTGGAGTGCTAGGAATAGACCTGTTTGATAATACAACTTTTCAAACTGCCAGACTCATGTTCTGGAATTCCAGCCCTAAGGACGTGGACTACTATAGAGAGTACCAAGACGGGGACTGGCTGGATATAGACGAGGTGCTGGACACGTATCTGGACTGGACAGACTCCAGCTTGTGGGCAACTGCAGACAGCAGCTTTGATGAGATCAAAAGCAATGCTCTCAAGCAGAAAGACCCTGAGACCAAAATTGGAGTAGTAGGTGCCTTTTGTCGGACGTACAGCATAGGAGAAGCAATCCAAGCCTTTCTGGAGAACATCTATTTGCCTACAGAGCACGAGGACAGGTTTACCTATTCAAAAGGCTCTACCTCTGCAGGACTCATTGTGTACGAGGACAAATTTGCCTACTCTCATCACGGCACTGACCCCTGTGGCAGCAAACTGTGCAACGCTTTCGACCTTGTCAGGCTGCACAAGTTTGGGCACCTTGACCCTGACTCTCAGAGAGAGGGCACTCAGAGCAAGAGTTTCAAAGCAATGGAGGAGCTTGCACGTACAGACGAGGATGTTAAAAAAGTAATAGCTGCAGAGCGTTTTGCAGATGCAAAATATGACTTTGCCGCCTCTACCAAAGAGGAGAATTTCTCAGAAGATGACACCGAGCGGGCAGCAGAACTTGAGGCAGACAATAAAGGCAGGTATCTGTCCAGCGCTTCCAATTTGAATTTGATTTTTGCAAACGACCCTCACTTGAGAGGGCTTTTCAGACAGAACGATTTTGACGGGAAAAGGTATGTTTTTGGCAGTCTTCCTTGGAGAGAAATCAAGACTCCTGAGCCTATGAAAAATGTAGACTATTCAGGAGTCAGAAACTACATTGAGACTGTGTACGGAGTGGCTGGGAACTTGAAAATAGATGACGCTCTGGCTTTGGAGTTTGAAAGATATTCCTTTCACCCTGTCAGAGACTATCTGGACGGGCTCGAATGGGACGAGCAGGAAAGAGTGGACACGCTTTTGATTGATTTTCTAGGAGCTCAAGACAATATCTATACGAGAGAAGCTATCAGAAAAATGCTTGTCGGAGCTGTAGCAAGGGTCTACAGACCAGCAGTGAAGTTTGATCTGGTTTTGACGCTGGTAGGAGCACAGGGGACTGGGAAAAGTACTTTTATCTCGAAATTAGGAGGAGACTGGTTCTCTGACACTTTCCTGACCGTCAAAGGCAAGGAGGCTCTGGAGCAAATTCAGGGGGCTTGGCTTATTGAAATGGCAGAGCTGGCTGGACTCAGAAAGGCAGAGGTTGAGTCCGTGAAGCATTTTATCTCTAAGCAGGAGGACACTTTCAGACCTGCCTATGCTCGAACCTCAGAGACCTACAAAAGGCAGTGCGTATTTTTTGGGACAACAAACAACAAGGATTTTTTGAGAGACCCCTCAGGGAATAGGCGGTTCATGCCTGTAGACATTGACCAAAAGAAAGCACGGAGCAGCGTCTGGTCTGAAGAGTTTGACGAGTGTTTGGCTCAAGTTTGGGCTGAAGCTGTGCACCTTTTCAGGCAGAAAGAACCTTTATTTTTGAGCTCAGAGGCTGAGAAAATAGCCTATATTGAGCAAGCAAAGCACAGCGAGACGGACGAGAGAAAAGGCATCATTGAGGAGTATTTGGACACCTTTCTGCCTGCAGACTGGGCTGACAGAGACATTTTTGACAGACGGCTCTTTCTGCAAGACCCTCTCTCCAGCAAAGAGACTGCAGAGGAAGAGAGAAACTATGTCTGCATTGCAGAGATTTGGGCTGAATGCTTAGAGAAAAATAAGGAAGACATGACCCGATATAATACCAGAGATTTGAATGACGTCATGAGATCGCTGGACAACTGGGAAGAGGAAAGCTCAACCAAAAATTTTAACCTGTACGGAAAACAGAGATTTTATGCCAGAAAAAAATATTGAGTCTGAGAAAGACATAGAGAAAGCACTAGGTCAACAGGCTAAAAAGCAAGGAGGCTGGTCAATAAAATTGCTGCCTTTCCTGAATGCAGGACTGCCCGACAGACTTGTGCTGCTGCCTAAAGGGAGACTGTTTTTTGCAGAGGTCAAAACAACGGGCAAAGAAACCAAACCTATTCAAAAAGTAATTATTAGTAAGATAGAAAAATTAGGCTTTAGAGTGGAGGTGATCGACTCGAAGGCTCAAGCCTTGGCTATACTGGAGGAGTACGCATGAGAACGCTCTCAGAGGCTGACCTGCACGAGTATCAACAGTATGGCAGGGAGCACATAAAGAAAAACTCTCATTGTGGTCTGTTCTTAGACATGGGGATGGGAAAAACCACCACGACCTTGACGGCTTTGAATGATCTTATTTATGAAGAGTTAGAAATAGACAGCTCTTTGATAATAGCTCCAAAACGAGTTGCTGAGTCCGTCTGGGGCGCTGAGGCTCGAAAATGGGAACACCTCAAACACTTGAAAATTGTCAAAATTGTAGGAACTCCCAAACAGAGAGAGGCTGCAATCAATGAAGCTGCAGACATCCACATCATAGGCAGGGACAACGTAGCTTGGCTCTGTGGGCTTTTCGGAGGTTCAATGCTGCCTTGGGACGCTCTCGTCATTGACGAGCTCAGCAGCTTCAAGTCTTGGAACTCCCAGAGGTTCAAAACCCTCAAGAGAGTGCAGCCGTCTTTTGATCGGATTATAGGACTGACAGGCACTCCTGCTCCTAATGGGCTCATTGACCTCTGGGCTCAAATGTTTTTGCTTGATCGAGGAGAAAGGCTGGGCAGAACTATCTCAGAGTACAGGAGCAAGTATTTCACAGCAGGAGCAAGGAGTGGGCATGTAGTTTATAAATATGAGCCAAACAAAAACAGTGACGCTTTAATTCATGACCAGATAAAAGACATCTGTGTCAGCATGAAAGCCAAGGACTACCTGAAAACTAAGGGAGTTCATTTGAACCCGATACACTTGCAATTCTCAGAGAAGCAGCGCAAAGACTACGACAATTTTGAGAAGAGTCAAGTCTTGGAGATGTTCAGTGATCTAGACCCAGAGAAGACTATCTCTGCAGTCAACGCTGCAGCGCTATCAAACAAGCTGCTGCAGTTTGCAAATGGAGCTGTCTACGACGAAGAGCGAAACGTGCACAGCGTCCATGACGTCAAGCTGGATGCTGCTGAGGAGATCGTGGAGAACGCAAACGGGCACCCTGTTTTGATAGCGTATGCCTACAAGCACGACCTGCACAGGCTCCAGAAGAGGCTTAAAAAATACAAACCTCGGACGCTCAAAACAGACCAAGACATTCTGGACTGGAACGCTGGAGACATTCAAGTGCTACTCATGCACCCAGCCTCAGGAGGGCACGGCTTGAACCTGCAAGACGGAGGTAGTGTCATGGTCTGGTTTGGTATGAACTGGAGCCTTGAGCTCTACGAGCAGCTAAACAAAAGACTAGACAGACAAGGGCAGCTGGAGAAAGTCATCATTCACATGTTACTCATGGAGGGTACAATGGACGAGCAGGTGCTCAGGTCTCTACAGAGAAAATCAAACACACAAAATGACCTCATGGACGCTGTAAAAGCCAGAATTAAAAAATATTTAAAGAATAAATAAAATAAAGTTTGCATATAGTTTGAAAGTTTAGTATCTTAGAGCAACAATAACAAAACCTTTGAGACAATGGCAAATTCAGTAATCACCACAACGCTGAGTGTATGGCAAGTAGCCGAAGCACTAAGATTGAATTAAAAACTAAATATTAATAGGCTATTTGCTATACACTTTGTTATATGCTGTGGCGGATTTAAAAAAAACGAAATTATGACTAAGAACGGAAAACCAACAAAGCCTAATACAACTAAAAAGGCTACTGCTGCTGATAAAGTGTTTACTAAAAAGACAACAGCAAGATGGATTATAGATTATTATAAACCACAAGGCTCGATATTAGAACCTGCTGCTGGTGAAAATGCTTTTTATGATTTATTTGATAATGAACATAAATACAGATGCGAAATTGATGAAGGAACTGACTTCTTGAAATGGGATAAAAGGGTAGATTGGATAATTACAAACCCACCATATAGTATTTATGACCTTTTTTTAGAAAAAGCATTTTCTGTTGCTGATAATGTTGTGTTTTTTGTGCCCATAGCCAAAGCCTTTAAAAGTAATAAAGTGCAAAAAATGGTAATAGGATATGGTGGGTTAAAAGAGATTGTTTATATGGGCGGTGGCAGTAAACACGGATTTGCATTTGGTTTCCCTGTTGGCTGTTTGTATTACCAAAAAGGCTTTGTGGGTGATTGTAAAATAACTTATGTAATTGACTGATGGTAGCCATTGCATATAACGCTGAGTGTAAACGGTCGTTTTAATGCCGTTTTACACATTGTTAGGTGTAGTATGAACGGATTAAAATAGATAAAGATGAAAAAATACGATGTAATTTATGCCGACCCTGCTTGGCGATATAACTTTAGTAAAAGTAAAAGCAGAGATATTGAAAACCAATACCCAACAATGAGCATAAAAGAAATATGTGATTTACCTGTGGATAATATGACAAACAAAAATGCCGTACTTTATTTGTGGGCTACTGCTCCTAAATTACTTGAAGCACTAAAGGTAATAGATGCTTGGGGCTTTACTTATGTAACGCAAGGCATTTGGGATAAACAGATTATTGGAATGGGTTATTGGTTTAGAGGACAGCACGAAATACTTATAGTAGCAAAGAAGGGTAAATTTAGCCCACCTACAAGTGACAAAAGAATAAGTAGTGTTATGGTAGAGAAACGCTCAAAACACAGTAAGAAGCCGAATTTTATTAGAGATTTAATAAAGGATTGGTTTCCAAGTGCTGACCGCCTTGAAATGTTTTGTAGAGAAGGAAAGCAGGGTTGGGATATTTGGGGAAATGAGGTTGAAGATAGCATTGACCTTAGAGAATATTACACCTAACGTTTAGTGTAAACGGTCGTTTTAATGCCGTTTTACACATTGTTAGGTTTTAGTATGAACGGATTTTAAAGAATAAATATGAATAAATACAATATAATATATGCAGACCCAGCTTGGGAGCAAAAAGCAGGGAGACCTCTAAGCGGTGGTTACAAAAAAGAAAAGGGGGTACAAGTGTTTAATCCAAAAAGCGATAAGTCTGCAAACTTGCCTTATAACACAATGAAATTTGAAGACATAGTAAACCTGCCTATTAAAAACTTGACTGCTGATAATTGTCACCTGTATTTGTGGGTTACAAATAAGTATTTAATGAAAGCGGAAGAAGTTGTAAAGGCTTGGGGTTTTAAATACTCTACAACCCTTGTATGGTGTAAAAAACCAATAGGTAGTGGAATGGGCGGAACTTTTAAAGTGTCTACTGAATACTTAATTTTTGCAACCAAAGGCAAGGTTAATGAATTGGTAAATAAAAAAATAAACGGAACTTGGTTTGAAGAAAAAAGACAATATGTAAACGGCTACCCTTGCCACTCAAAAAAACCAGACTTCTTTTATGAACTTATTGAAAAAGTATCTAAAGGAAAGAAATTAGAATTGTTCTCCCGAAATATTAGACAAGGATGGGATGCTTGGGGAGATGAAATTCAAGGTAGCATTAAACTTAGTGAATATTAAACCTAACGATTTGGCTATGATACGTTGGCTTTTCGCCAATGGATTATAGGTGTTGTTATGTGTTTTTAAATAAAAAAATAGGGAGGGATTTTTATGATTGAATTAATAAAAGGAGACTGTTTAATTGAAATGCAAAAGATTCCAGATAATAGTATTGATGCAATAATTTGTGACTTGCCTTATGGAACTACCAATTGTAGTTGGGATAGCATTTTGCCACTTGACAAAATTTGGAGTGAATACAAAAGACTTTTAAAACAAAATGGAGTAGTTGTGTTAACAAGTACAGAACCATTCACAAGTGTTTTAATAAACAGTAATTTGAAAGACTATAAGTATTGTTGGTATTGGGATAGATGTATAAAGAGTAACTTCTTAAATGCAAAACACCAGCCTATAAGACACATTGAAACAATAGTTGTTTTTTGTGATGGTAAAACTACATACAATCCAATCTTATTAAAGAAACGAAAAGACCAAATAAGGTATAATAATATACCATCTAAGCAAGGGCAAACAGATACACTTAATAAAATTGGCTCAATAAAAAACCGTTTTGACAGTAGGGAAATTGGATTAGAAGAAGATTACCCAACAGAATTAATAAGATTTTCTTTACCATCAGCGAACAAAGGCAGAAATCATCCTACTGAAAAACCTATTGATTTAATGAGATATTTGATAAGAACATACACAAATAAAAATGAAACAGTACTTGATAATACAATGGGTAGCGGCTCTACTGGTGTAGCTTGTTATATTGAAAATAGAAATTTTATAGGGATTGAATTAGATGACAAATATTTTGAGATAGCAGAAAAGCGAATTAATGAAACACAGGTGCAAACTAAATTGTTTTGAAAAAACAAAAGCGCGGTGGCTTTTTTATTTTATTACACATAACACTAAGCTTCGTGCCGTTCTCTTCGAATGGCATTAAGCGGCTGTTGAAATTAGTCCATCTAAAACATAAATTGTATATTGCAGAACAAACAAAAACCAAAAACATGAGATTACAATACGGAGTAAAGTACACCACAGAGAATGGAACGATTACCGCGCCTCTCAAGCTCAACGACAAGTTAGCGATCCGATACCCTTACCGTGACGAAATGAGTGGCCGCTGTTACACCGAAGATGGTGAGTGTAATTCAGGTAACAAGATTGACAGGCTCGAAGCTCTGGCGTACGGTGAAGAAGCACCTGAGCCTAAACTAGAACTAGAGAGGGCTTTCGATCAAAGCCTTCCAGAAGATGCTGGAATGGTAACCATTAGCCGTGAGGACTATGACAGGTTCGTTGCGATGGAGAAGTCTTTCCGTGAAATTTACATGGGTGCAAAAGCGATAGGATGAGAGAGGTTATAAGAATTGACGGACAAGTTCAGGAGGATGAAAAGCCAATTGAAATTACTCACGTCTTGGATGTTAATATTGGGTGGTGTCATTCAGGTAGCGTCCCACTATCCGCTAAAAGAATAGTTTACCTTGGGAGTTGCGCGTATGACAAGGATATGTTTTGCGTTTACAGTGATTGTGGATGTATTGAAATCTAAAAAGGCCACCTTAACTCAGGTAAGTACTAATCAACAACTAATTAAACGAAGCGGGGAGCGAGCATTGAATGCGGGGATGTATCGCTCCCTTCTTTAATTTGAGAGATATGGAAGCAAAGGAATTGAGAATAGGAAATAACATTTTTGTAAATGGTGAGCTTCAGGAGGTGGTGGACTTACCGTTACCCGAAAATTGTACATCGGAAAACACGTTTCCGATACCACTTACAGAAGAGTGGCTGTTGAAGTTTGGGTTTAGGAAATATGATATGTATTACGATGTAGATGATTTTTACTTAATTAGACTTAATGATGCTTCCTTTCGTGCGGGGTCATTGTCACATCTTAAAATGACACACGTCCACCAATTACAGAACCTCTACTTCGCACTAACAGGAGGAGAACTAACTTTGAATCAATGACTAAAGAAATCACAGTTCCCTCTTCACCACTTGAGGTTCCAATGAGTCGCTTTCAGCATTTCCATGAATTACCAGACGAGGAACGCTTTGACTTTGTTCATCTCTTCTCCTGCCTGACTGGATGCACTCACGACGAGGGCAAGCTAGTCAAGGCCACAGATGTGAAGCGTTCAATGGTTGCCTTGATTAGCGCGTTGAATGATTCCGACACCGAACTAATAGAGAGGTACAGGCTCGACGGCGTTACCTATGCCGTCGAGCCTCAGTTAGATGAGATCACATTTGCTTTCATGGCTGACCTATGCACGGCGTTTGAAAACCCCGGCACATGGCACAAGGTACTGGCTATCCTTTACCGTCCGATTAGCAGGGAGCACAAAGCGATGGGTGGGATGTATGCGATAGAGCCGCACCTCCCGTTGTCAGATGATTACCACAAGCGTCAAGAGGTATTCAAAGCCGCACCCTCAGCCCTTTTTATAGGGGTCAAGAGTTTTTTTTTGCGTGGTTCGATGGAGTTGCACAGTTATACCCGGGATTCTTTGCTGCCTCAAATTCAAAAGCTTCAGCCAAAGACAGATCAAAGGCACAAATGATACAGGAGCGATACGGCTGGTTTGCTCACTTTCACATTTTAGCGGATGGTAACGTATTAGAACTAAATGCTGTTGGTGAGCTGAACGTTCACACGGCTCTTTTTTCATTGGCTTTTAAATCTGATATTACATCATGAGCGAAATATACAGAGGCTTCTATGACCTAACCGAAAACATCATAGCCCGACTTAAAACGGCGGGGTGTGCGGTCGTAACGTTCGGTGACACTCCCGACTATATGCGTAGTCAGAAAAGCCCCGTTACACCCGGTGCTCACATTGCACCCGTGGGGTTCTCAACCAACGAGGTCAACGTTGTTCAACTGGAAATCTTCGTGTATGACATAACGACTATGATCAAGCTCGATCAAGAGCAGTCAGCAGATCCGATCTACGGTGACCAGAACACCATCGACAATTTGGACACTTGCATGAGTGTAATAGATTCATTCATGCGACCGATTCAGGACAGGACAATTGACATGGGTGACGGTGGTTACTATAAGGTGGCCGCTTCGCCTCAATGGTCAGCCGTTCAAGAAGAGGGAAACGTTCGGGTGTCTGGATGGATTGGAACAATCAATTTCACGTTGCAAAATTACACGAGCTCATGTTAGGTGCTGTCTTTATATTCGCGGGGCTGACGCTTGCTGTTTGCGTGTGTGTTGGTGAAACGTTGTTTGATGACACAAAAAACAAGTAATATGTTTCTTTAATGAACCAGAAATGTTAGCCAACGAACAACAACTATTAGCATACACAGAATTTGCGGAGGGCGTTGTTAAAGATGCCAAGCTTGAGCTGGCGGCAAAGCAATCTAAGAAGTCTTACCGCGCGACATGGAAGGGCGGGAACCTTCAGTCATTCAAGGTGACCACTAAGCGATACGTTCCCGACAGCTCAGGCAATCTAAGTGACTCGATACGGTACGAGATCAACGAGGTGCTAGGTAATACGATCGTTACATTCTATGCCGCTGAGTATTGGTATTACGTCAACTTTGGCAGGAAGAAAGGTAAGGGGATGCCTTACGATGAGTTGACTAAATGGATAGCAGAAAAACCCGTTCGACTTCAAAAAGGTGGGGGCCGTGGATTCGCAAAAGCAAGTGCCTCAGGTTATCGAGCACTAGCATTTCAGATCAATAGGAAAATCAAAACATTCGGTATTGAGGGCAACAACTTCTTCACCAAAACAATTGACATTTACAGCAACGAACTACGGGAAACTCTCGGAAAGCGCGTTGCAAATGACCTGCTTAAACAAATTTCAAAATGGCCATTGTCCTAATACAAGCCCCGTCGGTAAATACTCTCGCACTTAGCAGGAGTCCTATCATCATAACCCTGCAAGAGCAAAGCGGGCCAAGCGTAACTAACCGCACCTATCGGTATGTTGTACGGATTCGTTTTAGATTGGAGGGCGCGATTGCAACAGTACCCGCTTTGCCTTCTTCTATCGAATTGTTAGCCTTTCCCAACATTGATTTGTACGGAGTTTTCGATGTGTCCGAGTTCCTGAACGATCAGTTCTTACCTGACAGGCCAAACATAGCAACAGGAACAGAAACAAAGGTGGGTGTAATGGGTGTGTCGGTTGAGTACGGTTTTTATTTAGATGGAGCCTACACCAAGGAAGGCGACGTTGATACGTTCTTCGTAACCCCTGGTTATTCTGCGGTACAATCAGACATTAACACCTATGAGAATAGGACTGCAATTAACGACGCAGAAGCATTTCTAGCACCTCAATCTACTGTCATAGTCTCAAACCTCTCCGATGGCTCAGCGATTCATGTGTTCAAGGGATTTGAGCAAGGGCGTAAGGTGGTAATCGTAGATGACCAAGGGACTTCCTTTGATGTTTCACTAACAGGAACTCCTAGCGATGTTGAAGATGTGATCCTTCGTATTCCGACGGGTAAGGATGAGCTTGATACTTTGTCAGGCGGAACACTTACACCCGTTAATTCATGCACTTTCACATTGGCGGTTGACGACGGCGGACCAACGGTCTTCGAAACTATTACAGCATCCTACCTAAACGCTGACTTCTGCGATATTGAAAGCGATGTGATGTGTTACATTAACAGGTACGGCGTTTGGGACTACCTATCTATGAGAGGTCGAGCATCCGAGCAGATAAGCCAGAGCCGAACTACATTTGATCGAAGAGTTGCTGTTAATTCTTCGATAAGAGGTAGGCTTGAGATACCCAAAGGAATAAGCGAAAAGGGAACGGTTGCGGTTATCGGTGGTAAGTCAATCACTCTCAACACAGGATTTGTAAAGAACGAGCAGAACAAACAGGTGCAAGATTTACTATTAAGCCGTCAGCATTTTAGCTTTGTCGAGAACCAGAACGTGTTGATCAAAACAAGCGGCTTGGCAATTCGAAAAGAAAGCGATAAGAACCTTGTGAACTATGAGTTGGAATTCGAGTTGGCAGGCAATCTAATTCAGAATATCAAATGATAGACATCTCAACCGACCTCGACCTATTCGAAAAGCAGACCATCAACATTACTCGACGGTCACAAGACTTCTCGGAAATCACCTCGAAAGAGTCTGAGTTTAGCCGCACCTTTCTTGGCCCCGTCAGCAAAAAGAATCTTGAGGCGTTGGATAATTACGGCTTAATCACAGCCAACAGCACCTTCAACCCGCACAAGGGTATTGAATGTATATGGACGGTAAGCACCTCAAGCAGATTCGAGGGCCGCTTAGAAGTTCGGAAGGTAATTTATGAGAACGGCGACCCTAAGAGTATTGAGTTCGTGTTCTATGGTAAGCAGAGAACCCTTGCCAACATCATCGGAACAGATCGCTTTAGTCAAGTCGATTGGGGTGAGTATGACCACACGTTGACCTATGCGAACGTTCGAGGCAGTTGGGGCGGCGGCCTATTGTCAGGTGTTGTTCGTTATCCATTAGTTGACACTAGGGTGAACTATTTTTTTGCGCCTTTTGATTTGAACATTAAAGGTAACATAGCAAACGAGAACCAGCCAATCCTATTGACCGACCTAAAGCCAGCGATCAAGATCCGAAACTTTCTATCCACAATATTTTCACATTACGGTCTGACATTAGAGGGTTCACTAATAACGGGAACAGGAAACTTCTTTGATGACCTTTTTATATTACCGAATAGATTGAGTGGAGCGAGTGAAGATCCTGCAACGTTTGATGATTCTCTCACTAAAGTAACAGGCGCGACGAGCGCCTTAATTACAAGTCCTGCCAGTGAATCAATTATTACCCTAGTTACCGAGGTAGTAGATCCAGAAAACCAGTGGAACGGAACCGACACGTTTACAGCGGCAATCGCGGGAGGCTACACAATTAGCATAACACTTACGTTGCAGCTGACTGGAACAACAACACCATTCACGGCGGGAGAGTATACGCTTGTAATTAGGAGGCCGGGTATCTTGAATGATTTATTTTTTACGATATTTAGGGATAATGAAGATACATTTGGAACATTCATTGTTTTTCAGAGCACAATTGAGCTAGATGCGGGTGACACTTTTCAACTCTTTCTGATCAGAGAAGATACGGGATTTCAGCTAGGTAAGAACTGCCAAATTCAGGGCGGCGTTCTTGAGGTAATAAGCCCAACTAATGTTTTAGGAAACAATGTTGATTTAGGTGTTAATATGCCTGACGTTAAGATAGTAGATTGGATTTCAAAACTATTCAAGTCTTGGAACCTTCTTATAATTCCTGACGACTTCGACGCAAACAAGTATTCGATTGCTTCGGCTGACGAGTGGTACGATGGGGGCGTGGTTCGCGATTGGTCAAAAATGACTGACATTAAGAACCTAGTCTACTCCAAGAGAAAGGTATTTAAGGAGCTTGACTTCAAGTACACCGAAACGGATAGTTCGGCGCAACAGGTATTTAAGAACGCGACAGGCGGTCGCGCCTATGGACAGTTAAGGGTGAGGCCCGACGTTGAATTTGGTGAAGACAAGTTGACAATTGAGAACCCTTGCACGTTGATTCCTCCTGCGGTAATGCTCGAAGTAAACGCCAACGGCCAAGCAACCCAGAGCGCCGCTAATGTTATCATTCATAAATCAATCGACGGTGAGGGCTCACCCGTTGCTGAACCGTGGCTCTTATTCTATTTTAACGGAACAAAAAGCGCGTCTGGAAGCAACTACTATTTACAAGATGGGTTAAACGGCCCAACACCAACAAGCGCTCTTCAAACAAGCTATCCTTTAATCTCTTCAGTACAAGGCTCTCCCTCTGAATCGGATGATTTTACTTTAGCCTATTCTCTTGAGAACCCTTTAATTGGTGTTGTGGCAACCGAAACGGCTTACAAGTTATTCTTTCAGAACACTATCATAAATCAATACGACATTTTAAGCCGAAAGCTTGAGTCCGTTCAAGTGTATTTGTCGACCTCAGAGTTCCAAAAGTACAAATTGAACGATGAAATATACATGGAAGGAAACTATTTCCGAATTGTAGAGATAAGGCACGACGCAAGCGACGGCAATAAGGCAATTGCAACCCTGCAATCAAGCCGAACAAACAACAGTCCTAAAGCCTATGTGATAACCCCAGGGGGAAAGGTAAACTTCACAGGCGACCCAACACAAATAGACCTGACATCAATAGGAGCGATTAGCATCGGCTCAGATTTCTATCTAGGCACTGCTAAGGTGTCAATAAACCCAAACTTAAGCGCCTATGCACTGGCAGAAATCGCAGTTAATACGGAAATCACTATACAAATCAATGCCCTTGGCGGGCGTTTTAGAACATGGAACGATGAAGCGTAATAGAAACGAGCAATTTGCAGACACGGTTGAACTATTTCTCCAAAATGTAGGAGCCGCACGTATGAGTAATAGTGAGCGACTCCAATTTGCAACAGGGTC